CGGAGCCGTTCTTGAGATCACTGAGATCATTGAACTGCCACGTGAGACTTTTGACGAGGTCAAGTATGACTCAATGCTTTGGCAACACCTTGTTAAGACTTTTGAGCCAGACGGTTTTGAAGAAGAACAGGAGGATGAGATATGAGCAAGATAAAAATTGAAAAAGGTATTCCGTATGGTTCAAGCAAAACCAAACAGTGCGGTCCGGTTTCTACAACTTTTGTATTTGAAATGGAAGAAGGGGACAGTATTGTTCTGCCTCCAAAAAACACGAATTCTTTATCCTCTTATATTCGTAAGAATTTTAAAGATTGGAAAGTAGTACGGAGAATATTACCGGACGGTAATTATCGTGTGTGGAAGATGAGGAGGGAACAATGAGCAGGATAAAAATTGAAAAAAGTATTCCGTTGCCCGAGAGAGGGGGATTTTTGGGACCTGCATCTGAACGTAGTCAACTTATTAACCTCTTTTCAGAAATGGCAGAGGGAGACAGCATTGTACTATCTAAAAACCAAGCGAACTGTTTGTGTTCAGCTGTGAGTCGCATGTTCAACGGTTCGTCTATAAGAGAAAAACAATGGCGTGCATCTAGAAGAAGTTTGCCGGACGGTAATTATCGTGTGTGGAAGGTGAGGCGAGACAAATAAAGCGGGAAAAACAGAACGCGGTGTAACCGTTACAGATTGCGTAACAAAGGATCAGGCTCTGTAGGCCACGGCTCACGGGGCTTTTCTTTTTTGGGTTACAAAAAACGCACGTTACTTATATAGCCGGAAAATTAGAAAAAATATTTTTACAAAAAATACCCGTAACCGGTGTAACCGTGTAACCAAATCGCTCTATACTATATGTATCAATACTTTCAGCAGTTACATAAACCGTTACACCATGTAACCATAAATATGTAACCAAAGAATTAAAAGTGCGTTAGCGGGGGGTCTTGGTCAAAAAAATATTTTTTGAATTTTGCTCTATATAAGAAAAGGGATTATATTTTATCTCCGATACTGCCTTTAACTATCGGAGATTTGAATGCCTAGAACTAAACGAAACGCCGTTGCGGACAAAGACAAGCTGAACAAGCTAAGAAATAAAAAACTCACGCGCCGTCAGGAGCTATTTGTTAAGGAGCTTGTCAGCAATGACGGTCAGATAACCATGAGAGAAGCCGCTATCAATGCGGGATTTCCACCTTCAAGCGCACATACCAGAGCGTATGAAATGACAAACCCCTTGATTTGTCCGCATATTGTGGCGGCAATCAAATCCTATCGAGATGAATTGGACGCTAAATACGGCATTACTTATCAGCGTCATGTTCGGGATCTACAAAACATTCGGGACTTAGCTATTCAAAACGGGGCTTACTCTGCCGCAGTTCAGGCCGAGTATCGTCGAGGTCAGGCTCAAGGCGATATTTATGTCAGTAAATCTGAGATACGTCATGGCTCGATTGACCAGATGAGCAAAGAAGAAGTTATGAAAGCCTTGGACGAATTGAGAGATACTTATGAGTCAAACATCATCGACGTTACTCCCATGGGAAGAAGCGACCAAGAAGAAAACGAACACGACAGAGAGCAACTTTTACAAGCAGGTTCGGGACGGAGCGAAAAAGCTTGACCGCAAATTAATATTAACTCGATTAGAAACGTGGTTGACCGCAGGGATACCCGATCTTTTAGTTTGTGATGAACAAGGGGCATTACACCTGATCGAGTTGAAGGTGACCAAAAGAAACACTGTCGATCTACGGCCACACCAAGTGGCCTTTCTTAATATTCATAGCCACGCTTCAACTTGGGTGCTTGTTAAGAGACAACCCCGTACATCTGAACCAGAAATATTTCTGTATCGTGGATACGACGCTCTTGACTTAAAAACGGAAGGCATATCTAAAGTCAATCCTGTAATCCGTTTAAGTAATCCGTTTGACTGGAAATCACTTTGGGACTTGATTTGTTCGCATTAGTCGCATACTATGCAAGTTAGCTAATAACTACGGGAGTAAATAGCTATGGAAATAAGTATTAACGAATTTCTTGCCGATCCGTTGGCGACAGAAGATAACTCTTTCAATTTTTACGACTGGTTCTGTAGAGATAAAGCGCTTAAAAATCGAATGCTTTCGTTGAAGGGAAAGGTCTCTTTCCTTGTTAAGTCCGGTCTCATTAACGGCGACACAAATTACGTGGAGTTTAAAAACAACTGCCCTGTTTATGGCGATCTTTACGACGACATTCGTATTTCACGTATTGAAGACGATGCATACATTTGCGGGCTTGCACCTAAACTGGGTTACGACGATCCTGATTTAAAAGGTAAATGTTCTTTTTGGTCTTTCTCTGCATCCGGTGATTTAGTCGAGAGCTACTTTCGGAATTATAAGGAGTTTAAAAACGCAGTCAGAAATGGCGAAGTGTGTATTGAAGGGGTAGGGCTATGAAAGTCCATGAGGGCGTATTGAATCGTTACGTGACGTGTAATGACTGGACGGTTTATCTCGATGAACGGGGTATGCCGATTGGTTTTGAACACGCCACGTTAGGCGATGAAGGGGGGAGCGGCGGTCTGTGGTTTGACGGCGTCGTTCTGGTTGACTATGACGGCGTCTTTGAACTGCCCGAGGGCGTCACTAATACTTGTAAAAAATTGGGCTTTAACATGAGCTACGTTGAGGGGGATTGATGTTTTTGATTGAATGGTTAGCGAAACTTTTTTATGGGGACGATGCTTGGGAAAAAGCCACCAAACGGCAACGAAAAAGTGTGAAACCTAAAAAACGCAGATAATTACAAAGCCCCGCTAGTCGGGGCTTTTTTATGAGCAACCCCAAATAACTTTTTAAAAAATTAACTTGACAACCCGATTCGAGTATGCGATAATGACCACATGACTTGGAAATCTAAGTCATCTTCGGGAAGCCCCCGAGGCAGATATTTAACAATCAACTACGGGAGGTTTAGCTATGGCTAACCAACAACATCGTGAGATCGTTCGCGACGCTATGAAAGTTTACGAACTTTGGTATCAACTCTCTGAGGTCATCGCCATTGACGATGATTGTGAAGTGGACGATTACACCGATTGGGACATTGTCAGTGAGGCAATGTATGTCCAGAACAAATATCTGGATCAGGGCGACTGTTGGATTCATCGTGAAATGCTTGAGGGCGAACATGGTGAGGAAGAACAAAAAATTGCCCGCCGTGAACTCCGACAACTAAACAGGTTTCTTAAAAAGTGGAAACCGACAGTTGAAAATCCCAGAAAATCTGGGGCGAGGTGTCCGGTAGAAAAAGCCCAATTGAGCGGTGCTTAAACCAAGGCCGGTTGGGGCAACCTGACCGGCCTTTTTATTTTGTAAAAAATTACTTGCATTGTGTTGCGTTTTATCGGATTATTACCAGTGAGCAATTTCGCTCAGTCATAACTACGGGAGAAACGATTATGACGACTTATCAAACCAACGCCTTTGCACATGGCATCGGCAACTCTGCTGTTTCATCTAACTGGTTTAACCGCCCTGATGATGAGCGGTTCCTTTCACTGGATGATATGTTGGCTCACAAGAAGCTTGACGCCGGTCAGATGAAGTCTCGCATCGTCGATACTCATAAGATGAATATCGTCGGGACTGTTGATGCCGACAATCCATCGAGGGGTGACGTCTTTATCGAGTACCGTGATGAGAACGGGATCGAGGGCGAGAACATGCCTACTAACTGGTCATTTGGTCAGCTATCTCAATTGGCAGGAGCGCCGGCCGGTTATCTCAAAGACTTGCCCGCTCCGATGGTTGCGGATTGTCTTCAATGGGGTTTGCAACATAACCGATCCCGCGATTTGGTTAAGGTGTATAGCCGAGGTGATTCGGGTGAACTGCGAGCCGCGACGGGTGCGGACTACGGCCGCATTTATGACCATGAGATCTTAAAGCCTATCAAAGATCTGGTTGACGCCAGCGGGGGACGTTGGAAAGTCCCCGGTATGATGGTTAGCCGAGCCGAGAATGGCATGGCGGTTTATGACCCGCATGTGCCGGTCACCAAAGATACGACGACACTGTTCGCCAGTGATAGAGACATCTTTGTTTTCTTGGTTGATGACCTCAACCCCATCGAAGTCGGCAAACTACCCAATGGCGAGCCTGATCTAATGTTCCGAGGCTTCTATGCGTGGAACTCCGAGACCGGTAGCAAGACGGCCGGCGTCGCGGCGATGTATCTGCGTGGCGTGTGTATGAATCGTAATTTGTGGGGCGTTGAAAACTTCCACGAGATCAAGATTCGTCACACCAAGTTTGCGCCAGATCGGTTCGCTATCGAGGCGCGTCCTGCATTGCAGTCATTTGCCACGGGTGCGACGGCTACATTTGTCGAGGGTGTCCAGAAAGCCAAGTCGGCTAATGTCGCCAAGACTGACGACGATAGACTAGACTTTCTAACCAAACGTGCGGGGCTTTCTCAGCGCATGGCTAAGGCCGCTATGCAACGCCACGAAAAAGAGGAAGGCCGGCCGGTTGAATCGGTATGGGACGCGGCTCAAGCAATTACCGCAATTGCTCGCGATATTCCGCATCAGGATAACCGGATCGACATTGAGCGACGTGCGGGTAAATTGTTGGATAAAGTCGCCGCGTAATCATTGCGACTAATACAAGCCGGCCGGGGTCATCCCGCCGGCTTTTTTATTGACCGCTAGAAATAGCTATGCGATATTGTCAATTCATTTCATAACTACGGGAGTTTAAAATGGAATGGATTAAATGTTCAGATCGTTTGCCTAAAACCGAAGGGGATCGATGCGTCGAAGGGGATTTTCATGAATGTTATGGCGATTGCCTAGTGGTACTTCATAGACCTGATGAAGCACCATATTGTAGTGGTGACTATTTTTTTACAAGGTGTCCTGAGTGGAACGAAAAGGGTCAGTACGTAGGGTTCTCAGACTTTAAGTGGTGTTATTACGATGACCTTGACGACATAGAAGTTGGAATCAACCATGAGTTCGTGACTCATTGGATGCCCTACCCTGAACCGCCAAAGGAAGCATAGCTACCCTGAACCGCCAAAGGAAGCATAGCTAACCAGAGAGCCGGCCGGAGCGATCCCGCCGGTCTTTTTATTGCGTTTCTCGCATATTCTGTTTATTCTCATTACTGGCTAATATCGGCCGTCAACTAAAGGGGATACAAAATGGCAAAGCAAACCATTAAAGAAGCGTTTAATGACGCGAACATTGCAAGTACTCGGCATTGGTTAATTGAGGACGGGTTGCGGACTCTACACCGTGCTTTTGGAGAGTGTGACGATTTCAATCGGGGGATCATTATCAAACGGTTTCCATTTATCGCGCAAGCCGCTAAGTTTTACGGTTTGCATTCAATAGCTTGTAATACATTCGAGCATGACTCTATAGAAATGCCTACAGAGCGGGAGCGTATATCATGAGACAATATCCAATTTGGAACTTGGTACAGGCTTGTATATATAAATCGTCCAAAGACTGGGGAGCGGAAAAGGACTGCGCGGTTGAGGTGCGCGTTGGCTCGTCATCCCGCAATTCGCACACGTTCGTTAATCATAGAACCACGCATCGGTTACACCATAACGGGGATAGAGAATTTCACTTCTATATCGACGGGCAATTGGTGAAACGCGCAATATTAGGTGCGGGAGAGTCAAAGCTTCAATTTTTTGATGGGGCGTATCCAACCGACTCGAAATGGATTGACAAACCGATTAAAAATGGCGTTTTGAACTAGACCCGTATCACTAACCAAGGCCGGCTATATGCCGGCCTTTTTATTGCGTTTCTCGCATACTTCTGTTTATACTCACAACCGGTCAATATCGGCCGGCAACTTATAGGAAATATAAATCATGAGAAAACTTACACGGGAAATAGTCGAAGCGTGGGCGCGAGGCGATCGTCTGTCCAGTGGCAACACGTCAACCGATGGCCTAGCGATTTGGCTACATGAAAACACCATTGCGTGGAAAACAGCCGACGCCGACGTTATCGCGTTGACGTTGGCAGGTTGGCCCACTGTGACCACGCGGGAGCGGCTCAACGGCGTTCTAAACTTTTACGGGATCGGGTACAGGTTCGCTCAACGCAATTTTGAGCCCGTGCTAATCATCGGCCGCGACGTCGTCGAAATCGGCGAGCATGAACATGTTTACTTCAACATTGCGACAAAACGCGTTACCGATTGGGAACCGGTAGCACGTTTAGACGACTACATCCCGTTGTGCCATTAACCAGCCCTAATCCATCAAGCCGGCCTTGTGCCGGCTTTTTTTTCGCCGGTAGATAATCAAGCCGCGAGCCGCCGGCCGCTCCCCCTGCAAAACGTATGGCGATCCCTGCACCGC